ATCATCAAACAGATTCTCAGCGTCAGAAAGAAGACCGTTGTTTCTTAGGAACGTAGGAAGAGTCCATTTTGAATTCTCTAAGATTAACAATACACGCCCTGTGGCTTTAGAAAGAAATAATAATCCTGCTCGTTTTTGCATGCAGATACTTATCGCTAATCTAGCTGTAACCGCCAATAACCGGCAGCATATTCTCCCTCAAATGAGCGCAACCATTGTTCCCCATCCCAGCGATATTGTACTTTGGTTTCTAAATGCTGGACATAAAGTATCGAACTGTCGTTTATGGAAGGATCAAAATCTACCTGCCACGACGATCCATCCCACTCTATTATAGAATTTGCTTTGATCACAGCATATGCACTGTCAAGATTTATCCAAGCATCGTCGGCGCCCACACGAGCTACGTCAGGGTCGTTGATATTTTCTAGAGTTAATAATCTAGTCCCCACCGGAATATCGCCATTGTAGAAAGTTATAGGATTGAAGTTATACGGGTCTACTATCCTATTAATAGGTGTTAGATTATTAGTAGGAATAGTATCTGGATCTAAGGTTACTACTAAAATACTAGGATCTATTTCGTTGACTTCGAATGTACCGGTGATTTCAAATCCAGTAGGTTGCATGAAATGTATAAGGCTGGTCGGAGTATATCCGCCATGTAAATCAAGTACTGTACGCCAATCATCTGGATTCCAGGTATTGAATGTTAGATAATAATCATAATCCCCTGTACCTTCTGGACCTTTGAGCAATACAACATCATGTTCGTCGACTGTTACCCTAATTTCTGCAGTGGCGGTTTCTTGATTATAGACCAATGTAGCGATGTCTTGTACACTGCCGTCCTCTGCAAACACATTAGCGATGATATTCTTGACCACTCCTAATTTCTTGACTTTGGCTGGTGGTGTAATATAGATCGGCATAGAAAATTCTAGACTACAAATATCTATATCAGATTCTGTACCTACAGGAATACTACGAGAACTGAAATTCGTTGAATCCAAATAAATCTGTGTAAGGCTAGTCCAATCAACATAGTTATCTGTGGTTTGAATATCTAAACTAGGGTTGAATAATACCAATATCTGTTCTAAAATCTGCAGTTTTTGATCAGTATTGCTAGACCATATATCTGCCTTCATAGTCAATTTAAACGGAGTGGGCATCAGTCTTTCTACGGTATAGGCAGATCCTTGATCAGATTGATAACCTGCGCCATCACCGTCGGACGGGGATTCGTATCTGCGCTCTCTAAGACTGATTTTACTGACAAAGGTAGCATCTGCTAATCTAGTGGTGTCTAATTCTAGCCCGGTGATATAACATGCGATCCGGGGTACCGAAGACATCTTATTCTCGGAATTTTCTTTGATGATCGAAGCCGCTTGCCTACTAAGATCACCATAGGCTACAGGAATGTGTGTCAATGTGCCGTCGCCGGCTCTATATTTAAAACCAATGAAGATACGCATGAATTGTGTAACGTATCTCCTAATTTGGCCGTCATAGAAAAAATCCATATTTTAATCTGCCTTAGGTTTGAGAGCCTTGCTTAACGCTTGTCTCTCCTCGACCACTGTGTCGTTGACAACATTGGTTTTTGTATTGTTGATAAATGTAGTCTTCTGGGTTTGTCTGACATCCTTTCCTTCAAAGCGATCACCCACAGCTACATCAGTTTCACCTAAATTGCTCATAGTCATTCTCAAGGCGTCCTCCACTTTGACCCATCTGGAACCATTATATCTAAATAGTCTTTTTGGTAAGTAATCTGTTCTTAAATGATATTGCCCGTTTACTGGACCTAAAGGAAACGCTATTCCAGCTGTAAAGGCCGCACCATTTGGAGGGACGCCATCATCTAACAGATAACCGTCGAGTCCGCTACTTTCGGCGGACGCATCTGGATCAGATCTTAAACCGTATAAATTAGAAATATCATAACCGCTCTTAGGACTATCCGCCTCTGCTTGATCTAAGATCGCTTCTGTGATCTGCATCTCTCGCTCGTAGGTACTAACGATATCACGCAGAGTATCAGCAACTTTGTAGTATGTAGTGTTAGGAGGTTCAACTCCGGTAACTTCTGCGATAACTTCATACTTGACGCCGTCGTATTCTATAATGTCACCAGGATAATAAGTAGTAGAAGAAGCATATCCTCCTAGATAGGCATCGGAGTTTGCGATCTGATCTAGGATCTGTTTGAACTCTTGACTGTCTACTAGGGGTTTACATTTAGCACGATACAGATGCGGATACCATGTCACGGAAAAACCTTCCGCAGCACGATTAACTTCTTCTATGACATAAAATCTCTTTAATGCGAAATTAAGATCATTTAAAGCATACTCATCTTTTAAGTGAGGCAGCTCTATGACATCACCGCTGATGATCTTTCGGCCAAGTTTTTCTACCGTGTCATTAATGTGGAATGTGATAAAGATCGTATCATTCTGCAAGAACAGTCCAAACTGGCTGAGATTGAAATCGATGTCTTGTACATTGTATGCACCACGAAGTATGTATACGTCCGGATCGTACTTGCGATCTCTGTTTTCTAGGAACAAGAGATCTTGTATGTTTAAAGGACTATCTTCTGCATATTCGGGTGTGCTAGGAGATCTATCTGCTTCTGAAGGAGCACCGGGTCCTATATATTTGTGTACCAGCACATCGGTACCGCCCACTTGGAACATCTCCCAAACGGTTTTATCAATGAATTTGTAGTCGTTGCCCTTTTCTGGGCGATAAAGCGAAAGTCTTGGCATAGTAGTATATTTACCGCTACGATAAATAGTTACATGAGCTCAAATGACCAAGCAAGACAATCAGTCTATGACTACTGCAAAACCATGCTGGGCGACGGCATGATTGATGTAGAGCTAGATCCAATACATTATCAAACAGCACTAGATCGATCCTTAGCGGTATTCCGCCAGCGTTCAGATAATGCTGTAGAAGAATCATACACATTTTTGACACTAAAAGAAAATCAAAATGAGTATATTCTGCCTAAAGAAATACAGCAGGTTAGGCAGATTTTCCGTCGAAGCATAGGATCGCGAAGTGGCGGTGGTAGCGGGGGAACTGTGTTCGAACCATTTAACTTGGCCTACACGAACACATATCTGTTAAGCAGCACAAACATGGGTGGCCTAGCTACCTATGAACTATTCGCAGGATACCAGGAGCTGGTAGGTAAGATGTTTGGATCGTTCATCAATTATACTTGGAACTCACAGAGCCGTAAATTGATTATCCAGCAGCGTCCTAGAGGGGACGAAGAAGTGCTGTTATGGGTCTATAATGTACGCCCTGATTTCAATATCATCGAGGATGTCTACGCAGGACAATGGATCAAAGATTATAGTCTAGCTAACTGCAAGATTATGCTAGGACAAGCTCGTGAAAAGTTTGCCAGCATCGCAGGTCCGCAAGGAGGAACTGCACTCAACGGTGCTGCTATGAAATCAGAAGGACAAGCTGACCTAGATCGTTTAACCACAGAACTGACCACGCTGGTGTCTGGTGGTCAAGGCTATGCTTGGGTCATCGGATAATGAAAGCTAAAGAATTTATTTTTGAAAGTGACGAAGAGTTCTATACCGAAACTGCCAAGATGGTGTGGGGCGTAGGTAAGCACGATGCCCGCGGTGGAAAAACCAAACTTAAATTCCGTTGTACTACAGGACCTAGAGCAGGACGACAGGTCAGTCATCCATCAAAATGCCATCAACCTATGGATGTAGCACAGGCACAGCGCATGAAAACTACCCGTGCCAGGACAGGTACTCAGCAGGCACGTAGAGCACAGCGTACCAAATCCATCAACACAGCCAGCGTACTGGCTAATCGCCTAAACACAGGCAAACCAAAACAACCAAAACCTTACAGATAGGTTGACACCTTTGGTGTCTATCAGTATAATTGTCTTAAAGGAGACAGTTATGATCGTAGGCATATGCGGATTTATTGGCAGCGGTAAAGACACTATCGCTGATTATTTGGTGAACTTCCACGAGTTCCGCAGAGAAAGTTTCGCTAATACATTAAAGGACGCAGTAAGTTCTGTATTCGGTTGGGACCGCACTATGCTAGAAGGTCGTACCAAAGCTGCTCGAGAGTGGCGAGAGCAGGTGGATCCTTGGTGGGCAGAAAGGTTAGATATGCCTACATTAACACCTCGCTGGGTTCTACAGTATTGGGGCACAGAAGTCTGCCGCAAAGCCTTCCACGATGATATCTGGATCGCATCATTAGAAAACAAACTGCGTAACAGCAAAGACCATGTGGTGATCTCGGACTGTCGTTTTCCTAACGAGATTTCTAGCATCCGCAACGCAGGCGGGCAGATCGTTTGGGTTAAGAGAGGAGAACTACCAGATTGGTATGACACCGCTATCGAAGCTAACAAAGGTCACAATTGGGCTATCCAAGACCTAAAGATGCAAAAGATACACGCCAGCGAAACGTCTTGGGTGGGTACGGATTTTGATCACATCATCGAAAACGACGGAACTATAGATCAACTTTATAAACAAGTCGCTGGGCTAATTGTCGGCGACAAGGTCTCCTTGACGCCAAGCAATCCCTTCCTTGCCTAATATCTGAGCACAATTGCAGCAGACTGTTTTAAGATTTTGAGGACGGCAATTATCTAGATTGCCGTCCACATGGAACACTTTAAATACCTCACAGTGTGGAGACTTGAATCCACATCTTTCACATTGAGATTTTATTTTGTATCCTGCTCTTTGCCACCTAGGTACACCATAATAGAGACCGTTAGCCAGGCAGATTTCACAGAGACTTCGATAGTAAGTCTTGTTATCTTTTTTGTAATTTACTGCCCTAGGACGTTGTCCGCATCTACATAGTGGTCTCATAGCGATATTTACACCTTTTCTTCCCCTTTTCGCTATGTTCAAACGGCCGAAAAAAGTAAAACACCGCTAAATACATTGACAAACTATTACCAGGAGATAATGTAATGGCACTAGTATCCCCAGGCGTACAAGTTACGGTAATTGACGAGAGTTTTTATACACCAGCTGAGCCTGGTACTACTCCACTTATCGTAGTAGCTACTGCACAAGACAAGACAAACGCAGCAGGCACAGGAACTGCTGCTGCAACAACCAAGGCCAATGCCGGTGTTGCTTATAGACTAACTAGCCAAAAGGATCTAGTAGATCTGTTTGGCGTTCCATTTTTTGAAAAAACTGCAAGTGGCAGTCCTATACACGGCGGGGAACGCAACGAGTACGGACTTCTAGCTGCTTATAGCTTGCTAGGAGTTACAAATTCTGTGTTTATGGTACGTGCTGACGTTAACCTAGCAGAATTAGAAGGCCAAGCTACACAGCCCGGAGCGGAACCCGACGATAACCAATGGTGGGTCGATACAGCATCCACAAGCTGGGGTATCCAAGAATGGAATAATGCTCCCGTAACCACCGCCGGTGGACAAAAGTTTTCAGCTAAGACACCAACAGTATTAACCGATGAAGACTTTTTAAACATCGAACTAAACCAACCTGCAGCTTCGTACGGCAACGTTGGTGATTATGCTATAGTTTTTGAAACAGGTTCGGATCTCAAGGAAGCTGCTAAAATATATTATAAGTCTGCAGGTAACGGCGACACTGTCGAAGCAGGAACATGGGTCTTAGTCGGCAGCAAAGATTGGCAGGCTAGCCACCCAACTATCAAAGGAACTATCACCGTCGATACTGCTTTC